AGTCCCAAGCCTTACGGCATAACACGATAGACTTACAGTTATCGCAACAGATAACACCATGAGGGTTTAGGTCATAGTCATACTGGTCGATTGTGGTAGATACCGCACCACATACGGATTTAATTGGTACATAGGTACTCATTTATTTTTCTCCTTAAATAATTCTTTGCACTTATTAGGATTTTCCCAATAAGGTTGCCCTTCATGATAAAGGGAGGGGGCTAATACAACCTGACCGCAAGGGCATAGGTTCATCATGCCTTTAGGGTAGTGAGAAACCTTAGCGAACATAGTCCAATTACTCATTTAGTGTAACTACCTTTCTTTATTAACTCATCAAGCATTTTTGCTAAGTCGGGGTGAATACCTACGGGAGGATTTTCCCAATAGTTTTCTAATTCGATTTTTTCTACAAAGTCTTTCATTTAGACACATACCAATCTGTCCACATAGGTAACAATTCAATGTCACCATAGTCGTAGTATCGCTCAATATTTTGTTCACAATCTTGGCAGAAAGTGAATTGCTCATCTCCAATTTCAGAGATAGCGGAAAGCATAGGATTATGCTCATGTATTTTTGTTAATGTAGTCATTTTTGACCACCTTTCTTTAAGGGATTTCTGTACCCTTGTTTTTCTTTATACTGTAAGTATAGCAGGGGGGTGTGACAAATTGGAGGGGACAAATAGTACTAATTCGGACATTGTGAGGTGTATCACATGAGAGGTACATCACATTCATAGGAGGTATTATAACGATTGCGTAACAGTACTAAGGTTATCGGTGTGTCGGCTTGACAAAATCGGCACGTGTGCCATGTGACGGACATCACATGCGACACGCCGTGTCAGGACTTGACTTTTTGACATTTCTCTGTTATACTTGCAGTATTAGATAGTTAAAGTATAACTACTAAACGAAAGGGATTACAATGAATCCATTTACATACATGATTGACTGGCTAGACGAGAACGCAGACTATGCCCCTATTGGAGCCTTTGTAGGCCTAGGGATAGCCCTTATCCTATGCTTTACGCTTGGAGCGTGACACACATCACACCACGCCAACGGCGTGTCGCCTTGACTTTTCAGGGTATCTATGGTAGTATTCTACTATAACAATTAAATAGTAACACAAATCCTAGTGAGCCTCGATAAGAGCAAATAACCTAGGTCAGCAAAAAGTTAGCAAATCGCTAACAGTTAAAAACGAAAGGTATTTATTAAATGAATACACTAAAAAGAATACAAGAAGAGCAGACTATTGCTCGCCACGAAGCCCATGAAAAGGCTATGGCTAAATCCCCATGGATTAGAGAAAGCGTCAATGCGTATCGCAACGCTACCCCTGAGCAAATCGCTCAAGTAGAAGCACTAATTGCTAAGAGAGGTTACTAAGATGAATTACATTAACCCAATTACAGGAGAGCCACAGGATACAAATCCCGATACAGGGCTAACCGATTACGAATTAGAGCAATACTATAACGACATGCTAGATGATGTCTATGGTCTTGTCACTATTGCAGGGTATCAATACGAAACCTCTAGAGTATTAAAAGAGGTTGACCCAATAGCCTACAGAGTAGGGCTTGCAGACTATGAAAGTTTTAGGGAGAGTGTCTAGATGATTAAATTAACACTAACAACAACAAGCGGTACAACACGAGGTATGGAATTCGATACTAAGGAGCATGTACACGAGTTCATTGAATTGATGGGAAGCACCCTACACCAAGGTGTGGCGGTATGTATTGATGCACCCATCATAGGTATACACAATGGCTGGATACAGGGTAGGATGAAGTAGAAGGTTTTCCCAAGATCTAGTGTGTCTGTTATGGGCGCACTATTTTTTTGTGTGTATTTTCTGTATAGTATGTATCATACATCTGGACAAAATATTCAGATTTTAGGCTATTTAGGTTTTACAAAATTTTTCAGATTTTACTGTGATACAATTGACATAATATGAAAATATACTTAGATTCTTTAGAAAGAAGCGGTAGTATATTTTTTTCTTTTGCCCTATCCATGTCAACTGGAATAGATGTTGTTAGAAAGACAAACCATATGCTAAGCACCTTAGAAGAGTATGATGAAGAATATCCATTCATAGTTGCTTTAAGAGATGCTCTTCCTTCAATTGCATCTTCAAAAATATACAGAGACTATATGTATAACAATAAGTTATATGGCTCACACGATATGGAAAGCACACTTTTAGAGACCATAATAGGCAGATATGAAGAGTACACTCAATATCTGTTAGACAATCCTAAATTTTTTATAGCACCATTTCAAGAGTTTACAAAAGATCACAACAAAGTTATAAACGTAATAGCATATACATATCCTAGTATAAAAAATGTAAAACAAATAACCTATAAAGAAATTTCCGAAAGAGCAGCCTTCCTAATAGGTACAATATATGAACCAGAAATAGGAAATCTTCCAAGAAAGACAAATGCAGTAAAAAATGAAATTGAAAATATTTTATTAAAAAATTATTCAGAAGACGTGTATACTCTACAGTCAAACATAAATAAACTGTATAATAAATATTATGCTCTAGAGTTAGAGTATAACAAGCACATGACGGGAAATGGACAATAAATGGGAATATTAGATAATCTAGAAAATGCCTGGGATATGAATGATCAGCCTGAGTTTGAATCTAAGCCTATGGTAGAAACCGATGCCATGGGTATAGAAAAATTTTGGGAAGATATGGGAAGACCAGAAGAGCCTAACCTGGCTGTAAAAATATTTTCAGAAACCTGCTGCAGCAACTGTTCTTGCAAATAAGGTTTTGTTAATTACCAACGCTTGGGATGTTTAGAATGATCATATTTTCGGTATATCCTAAAATTGTTTAAAGCCTCTATAATAACTTTTCTATCAACGTTACACATTTGTGCAAGTGTGTCAATAGATTTTTCTTGATCAACATACTGACGTTCAAGCCAATCTTTGTTTTTGTGATTCATTTTAAGATACAGCACAATTCATACAAAACATGACCTAAAAGTATTCGTATTCACTCGACTGCTTAAAATCTTTAAAAATATCATAACTAAGAATAACAGGGTTTTCTTTTGTTCCAAATATAAATGTAGTAGAAAAATATCTAGCAGGACCTGTAGATATAGTAGTTCCATGAAGAATACGTGCTCCATGAATCAGTAACGACCTTGCCTTTGGTTTGTGAACTATTCCAAGGTTTGGATAATTAAGTGCTCCACCTTCGTAATCATCATTATAGTAAAGGACCAAACCATAACGAATATGAGGGTTTTTGCCTTCATGCCAATCTAAATGTGGCAGCATAAAATGTCCATCTAAATGTCTATGCAAGTTAAGTGGGTTTGAATATTCAAGACTTAAAAAAAGGCTATTTATTTTTTGATAGATATCATCAAAAAGTTTTATATCTTTTTCAAAAATTGTTTTTCCATTGAAAAAACCTTCTTTGTCAATAATTTTACTAGACCACCACTTGTCTTCATCTAAAGTTTTACAATAAGACAAAATATCATTTTGCTGATCTAAAGTTATAAAATCTTCGATCTCATAAATATCGGGGGATAGAAGGTTAACCTTCACTGTCTAATTCCCACATACGTATATCAACAAACCCATATCTAGAAAGATCTGCTAACTCTTCAGTGTCTGCCTCAATAACAAGTCTAACATTTTCCTCAATGTCAAAACCAGGATTATACTCTTTTTTGGCATTCTCTAAATATAGTTCTTTAACTTTTTCAAAAATTGGCTTGTAATAAAACTTAGGCAATTATGCCACTTTCCTTTAACTTCTGATACATGTTTGAAACCATAAAAATTAATGCTGGCTGGCTTTGATCAATTTGAGTATTTGTCTCTTCATCGCTCATTCCAGAGTTTCTACATATATCTCTGTTATCTGAATTAATGCTCTCTAGCATCAAGTCAATAATATCTTCTTTGTTCATGTCCATTCCTTTTCTTGGTCGTAGGTTACAGAGTACTCCCCTGTAAATATCTCTGC